CTAATGGAACGTCTGATGGCATTTTAATAATTTCAGGATTGTTTTTAAGACATTTATCTCTATCATCAGGACCAACATCATAATACCAATACCAAACTTTACCTTTCATTAATTCGGCATTACCAAAGTCAAACTTACCACCAGGTGTGTTCATTAAGTGAACCGCCTTTTTACCATCAGGCAATGCTGTTACACGATAAGTTAACTCACCCGCAATAATTCTTCTTTGGATGTTAATTTCTTGCATTCTCAATAACATATCAAATGCTGGCATCATAAAGTATGAACCTGACATACCCATTTGAGAATAACCCGCTGGCCCACCAAGACCCGCACCACCTAAAGCACCGAATGACCATGGGTCGAACAACATGTTATTTAACTCTGAAGGTGTGAACCATAATAGTTCATTTAATTCCCTACCCGCGGGAATCTCATAGATTTGTTGGTTAGGTACCAAGTTAATATAATCTTTCTTTAAAACCCAATCACCACCAGCTTGTAAACCAACTATTTTAGAGTAGGCGTAAGTGTAACGAGTTTCAAAATCTAAACTCTTAGTTACAAACGCTCGAGCTAAAGATTGAGTCTCAACATTTAAACCCCAAAGGTTTGACCACTGAGATTCGATTAACCAATTTTGGATATATTGTGAGTAGTCATCAATGGCGAACTCAAGAAGAGTATCCATTTGTTCGTCTTCTAACTCAACTGAACGTAAAGGTGCACCAAGTACATGTCTTACCCTTGTGTAAAGTTTACTTCTTTCTGGTTCTGGAATAATTGACATAGTTTTGTTTTCTATATAAATATCAATTCAAAGAATAAATTAAATCTTTCTCAGGGAAAACGTATTGTCCATCAATAATCTTGGTGTTTTTATTTCTAAAAACAACAACATCTTTATTGTTCTTTGTAAAGATTAACCAATCGGTTGAATATTTTTTAACGTTGGCGGAACCGTATATGTGAATAGACCCATCAATCTTTTTAAGACCCGTAAATGGTTTAATTTGTGAAGTGTGTGTTGTACCAGCAACATCAATTTCACAATCAATACCACCAATCATATCTTCACGACTACCCAACTTACCAATTGCTCTAACATTATCCTGACCGAATTTCTTTTTAAGAATATCTACAGTAACATCTTCTCTTTTTTGACCCCAACTATCTGTTTGAGTTAATATTCTCATGATGTTTTGGAAGGTTGCGGATTCTCGGTTAAAAATTCTATGTTTATATTTTTCTAAAATGTTAACCAATTTTTTAACCTCATTTAATTGTTCTGCAGGTGTCAGACCAACCATTTGTATTTTTGGTTGATTCGCTTTATCTAACACAGTATTAACATCATTTAGTAATACACAAAAACAACTGTAGTTAGTATTTAGTTTGTTGATAACTGAACGACCTTCACCCTCTAAATTATAAACCCCCGCCATTTCACCTTTGGCAAATTCATTCATATTGTAATAATTGTCGGGGAAAACATCTTTAAGTATTTTGTTAATCGATACTTTAAAAATGTCTTTAACTCTTGGGTTTATATTAAACACCATTCTAATAGCTTCGGTTTCCTCACGACTACATCTTTCAGATTTACCTTCACTAAGAACCGTTTTTAACATTTGTACCTCGTTAATTTTCTTCTCAACTCTCATTGTGTATAGTTTATTAACAAAATCCCAATTTACACAACTCCAAAAGTTTTTAATATATTCATCTCTTTTGTTTCTGTATTTTAGATAGTAGGCGTGTTCCCATAAGTCTAAACCTAAAATGGGGTAACCACCATCTTCAACTACATTCATTAAGGGGTTGTCTTGGTTAGGTGTTGAAACAATCTTTAATTTGTTTCTTTTAGTTAACACCAACCAAACCCAACCTGACCCAAATCTTTCACGAGCAACTTCCTCAAACTTATTTTTGAAAATTGTTAAAGTTTTAAAGTCTTTCTTAATTTGTTTTAGGACTTCACCATTAGGTGTTTGGGTTTTAGGTGATAACATTTTCCAAAACAATGCGTGGTTAAAAGCACCACCGGCATTATTTCTAATTGTTTTATCAAAACGGCTGATTGACTTGATGATTTCTTCTAACTCTAAATCACCATACTTCTTTTTACTTAACGCATCATTCAATTTCTCAACATAACCTTTATAGTGTTTGTTGTAGTGGAAATTCATAGTTTCCGCGTCAATAAATTTTTTCAGGGCTGAGTACGAGTAGGGAAGCCTCTCAATACCGATTTTTTTCATTTCGACTATCAGGTTTTCTTTGACAGCCTCTTTTTCTACTTTTTTAATTTCTTCAGAGATTACATTAATCTTCTCTTCTAGTTTTTTCATACGGCTTATTTTATATATAAATAAGCGGAAGTTTCAAATTATACTCGTTTGTTGATACGGTTCATAACTTCTTCAATAAAATCACCTTTATCTAATATGTTATCGCCCATAACAGTTTCAAAAATATTCTTTTTCTTAATTAAGATATCATAAATCGCCCCCTCAATTGTGTTCTCAAAGATGGGATAATAGACTGACACATTATTTTTTTGACCATAACGAAACGCTCTGTCTTCAGCTTGTGAATGGTCTGAAGGTACAAATGATAAGTCATTCATGATAACTGCTTCCGCCGCAGTCAAAGTTAAACCGACACCCGCAGCCTTTAGGTTACCAACAAATACTTTAATTTTATCATTCTCTTGGAATTGGTCGACAGCGTATTGTCTTGCAACTTTAGATGTTGACCCATCTAAACTCACAGCAATCTTCCCAAAGTGTTCTGTTATCTTATTTAACGTGTCTGTAAAATTTGTAAAAATAATTACCTTCTTATCTTGTTCGATAATATTTTCGGCTAATTCTATAGTATCTTTAATTTTTTCTTCCGCAATGACTTGTCTTACCTTCATTAACTTACTGAACTGTACTGTTAGTGATGAAGACTCCTCAGTTTTATTTTCGTACCAATTATAATAATCACCCATAAGACCTTCATATAATCTTGATTTCAGTCTTAGGTACACGGGTGAAATAATCTTATCAGGTAAATCCAACACTTCTGTTTTCAACCTTCTTAATACTTGTCTTGATGTTCTATCTCTTAATTCTTCTAAGTTTGACGCTCCCGACACATTCCATACTTTTCTTTTACCAGCGTTAAACTGATAACCCTGACAATAACGAATGGCATAAGCCATCCAATTTTGTGCGACAGGACTATCAATTAATTGTAATAAATTAAAGTAATTCATTGGTCGTGATGTCATCGGTGTTCCCGTTAACAACCACAACCTTTTCACATTCTTAACAAAACTATTAACTAATTTTGTTCTTTGTGCTTGTCCGTTCTGAATATAATGTGCTTCATCAATAATAACCAAACCAAAATTTTCTTGGGTTATTGGTGATTTATCTTTGTTTTTAATATCGTAAAAGTTTTTTAGAATATCATAATTAACGATTACGAAATCGTGTTCCGTTGAAAAGTTTTTACCCTCTGAGATATAAACACTTCTGTCGGTATAATTTCTAATTTCTCGTTCCCAGTTAATCTTTAATGATGCGGGACAAATAATTAAAATCTTTTCTTCCCCTGTTTCTAACGCTGCGATGATTGTAGATGTTGTTTTACCAAGACCCATATCATCAGCCAAAATAAACCTTTTGGTTCCAACTAATTTCTCAATTGCAATCTCTTGGTGTTCAAGTGGAGGTCTATGAGAATATTTTGAATAATCAATTTCTACATGCTCAGTTTTGTGAGTCTTAATAATTGCACCTTTAGGTAACCAAAAGTCGTGTAATTCTTGTGATTCTAAAATCTTACCCCAAATATGATACGACTTATCCTTTTCAACCAACAATTTTTCAATCCAAATTTGTTCTGGAATTTCAGTCAATAATTTTTCGTCAGCAATTTTCTTTGCGAAATAAGGGTCTAAGTCAACCCACTTTTTAGCGACCTTTGGTTGTATGTCAATAAAAGTGGTTATGTAATCTGATTGTGCTCGAGTAGGGTAGAACTTTTTGTTGTTAGTCTTTTGTTTTTTTAACCTAAGCAAATAGTTATTACCCCCTTCATATTTATCTAAGAGGGTAAGGGCTTTTTGTTCTATCGTTAAGTTTATATTTTCCAAAACACTATACTTCTACTAATAATAATAAAAAACAGAATATTTATCAATATGTCGGAGAATAAAGTACCTATTACACGTATCGGAAAGTTTTTTGGTTCCGAAGATTTCAACCTTGATATATCAATGGGTGAGGAATGGTTATATGGTGATATGAATTTCACTTTAGTTCTTTATCGTGTTGACAAACAGAAGACTAAGACTGATGACGTTTATGGTGAAACATTAACTGACGGTATTAAATTCTTACCACCCGTAGAGTTTAAAGGTTATGTTCAAGTTACTGCACCTGAGAATAAATATTTGGGTAACTCTAAAATACAACAATCTGAACCTGGTAATGTTAGGATATCAGTTTATCAAAGACAATTAGATGAATTAGAAATTGATATTAATTACGGTGATTACATTGGGTATTACGAGACTGAAAGCCGTGTTAGATACTACGTTGTTAATGATGATGGGAGGGTTGTATCCGACAATAAACACACTTATGCTGGTTACAAACCATTTTACAGAACTATTAACGCTTCACCTGTAACCAATAATGAATTTAGAGGATTATAATGAAATTTAGAATTACTGAACAACAAGCCAAAAGATTATTCGATAAAGTCGATGATAAAGTTACTTGCTCAGAATGTGGGTGGAAATGGAGTTTATCTGAAGGTGGTGATGACCCTTATGTTTGTCATGAATGTGGTCATGATAACGCCAAAAATGAATTTATTGGTAAACGAGTTATGGTTTATTATAACCTACACAAACACACCTTTTCTGTAACATATAAGAGTAAGGTTATTTTACATGCTGATTACGTAAAACTTGGTGATGTGGAGTTTAGAGTTCGAAAAGGGGGTAAAGAAAAAGTTCGTACTGAGAAGGCAAAAAACGTTCACGCATTTGTTATTGGTAAATTATTAGACTATTGTCAGTTCCCTTGTGAGAATATTCCTGAGGAACCAAATAGTAATATCGTTACATATAATCCTTACAAATACGACTCATTTGTTTATAAAGATAGTGAACAACCTGTTTATAAAGCCAAAGAGGTTGATATGGTTAACCTAAGAAATAAATTGTTTGTAATTTCTGAAGTTAGAAAAATTGGTATTACTGAACAATTTTCTGAAAGACCAAATAGTTTTACTTACACAACAATCGGTAAATTTGAAAAGGGTAAAACAAAAAGATATTATTTTAACAACCCCCTACCAGTACCTAGTAATGACACCCCAAATAATTTAATCAGTATTAAAGGTGGTAACGGTAATTTTATTTTTGATGAGAAGGACGTTTATTTTGACCCAATTAAAAATAAACTAAGTGTTGAAATCTCAACATTTAATGAGAAATACCCACCAAACTCAACTAAAACAAATTCAGCGGCTAATGCTGGCATAACCTCTAATAGTGTTAAAAAGGCGTTAGAATTAGCCTTCCCTGAAAATTGGCACTCTGAAGACCAAATATTTACACCAGGTGTTAGGGATATATATACCATAGGTGAAAGATTAGGTGATGATGAAACTTGGTCAGTTTTAAACTATTTTGATACAAAAGATGAAATACACTCATTAATTTATTTAAAATATCTTGAGGAAAATACTGATATGAATATTGTTGAGTGGATGGCCGATTTGTTTAAAAACAATAAAGAATATACGAAACTTTTATTAGACAGACAGTGGCAATCAATTGAAAGTGGGTTAAAATTAGAAAGAGAAACGGTTAATAACTTTTTAAATAAGATTGGTTCTGACGATGTTACATACTACCCACATGGTTCTAAAATGGATAGATGGGGTGGTGTGGATGTAACTATTGACGGTGTTAATTATCAAATTAAACCTTTAAAGTCTTTTAGTACGGAAGAAGGTTTAACTATTGTGAACACTTACGGAATGAGAGATTATACATCAAAGAATAAAGTTGATAAAATAGCCTTTGCAAATAATAACGAGATTATTGTTTTTGACAATAAAGATTATGATGTTCTTAGTAAAGGACGTGTTGTATTTAAACAAGAACCTAAAATTATTAGATAATGCCTTTACCTAAAAAAAGTATAAAGAAGAATATACCTTTAACTTTCCCTAAGACTTTATATCCAAGAAGAGAGGAATTGTTAGAGAAGATTAATAAGGATGGTACCTACCTTCCTAAGTCGATTCTTCATGCCGATTTAGATGGTGGTTTTTTGGATTTTGTTAAGAATGATTTAAAGACAGTTGTTGATGGTAAAGTAATACCAATGGTTGATATTATTATTACAACACAAAACTGGTCACAATTTGCGGAAACATGGAACATTCAAAACATTGATAAGAATGTTGAACCTCCTTTTATAACGGTGGTTAGAATACCCGAAGTTAAATTCGGTACTAACCCCGCATTACTATACAACATACCAAATAGAAGACAATACTTTTATGCTCAAGTACCAACTTGGGACGGACAAAGACACGGAGCCGATGTGTATAAAATACCACAACCCGTACCTGTTGATATTAGTTATCAGGTTAAGATTGTGTGTAACAGAATGAGAGAATTAAATCAATTCAACAAAAATATTCTTGAGATGTTTGCATCAAGACAAGCCTATTCAGTAATTAAAGGACACTATATTCCAATTGTTATGGGTAATATTTCTGACGAATCAGTAATGGATATTGCGAAAAGAAAATATTATGTCCAATCATATGAATTTACAATGTTAGGGTTTTTAATTGACGAGAACGAGTTTGAGGTTTCACCTGCGGTATCAAGAATACTACAGGTTGTTGAGTTCGATACCCAATCAAGACAAAAACAAAAAAGAATTGTTGCTGATAATAAATCAGTAGAAATGGATATATTATTTGTAACAGGTAACAATACCATTACAGAAGTTTTTGAATATACCACAGATTCTTTTATTAGTGGAACCGAGAATGTTGATAGTTATGATGTATTCATCAATAATGATTATTACGGTTCAGACATCAATGAAATTCAAATCAACACTAATGATGTTGTTAGGTTTGTAATTACTAAAACGGATAGTAATTTAGAATCAATAATTAAGTTGAGGAACTCACTTATTTAATCTTCCCCGTAGATATCAGGTTTCCCTTTACACTTTTCGATAATTAGTTTTTCTAAGAATCGATACATCTTAATTCCTCTTTTTTCACAGTAGGTCTTTAAGACATCGTGAACCTCAACAGATATCTTTAAATTCTTTATCTTTTTGTTGTCATTATTCATGGTAGAAAAAAGGCAGAAAATAGTCTGCCTATATAATAAATAGTTGGTCTAAAGTAAAGTACTTTGGGTTTTTTGATAATATTTATAATAAAATAAAATTTTAAGAAACAAAAAGACTAATGGCAACAAACAGTAAAGTATTCGTATCACCTGGGGTGTATACATCAGAAGTTGACTTAAGTTTCGTAGCTCAGAGTGTTGGTGTAACAACGTTGGGTATTGTTGGTGAAACCTTGATGGGTCCAGCATTTGAACCAATCTTTATCACTAATTTCGATGAGTTTTCGACTTACTTCGGGGGAACTTCGCCTGAAAAATTCATTAACACACAAATACCTAAATATGAAGCCGCTTATATAGCAAAGGCTTATTTACAACAATCTAACCAATTGTTTGTAACAAGAATCTTAGGTTTATCAGGTTATGACGCGGGACCATCTTGGTCAATTAGCATTAAGGCTAACGTAGACCCATCAACAATCGATTTTTATTGTGAGGACCCTACTGTAGTTAACTGTCAACCAGATTGTAACGACTTCTTAACAATCGATTTCGCAATTGATTTCTCAGGTTGTACAAATAGTCTTAATACAATTGAATTCTTAGACCCAAGTCAGATTCCTGCGGAAATTGCTAACAGAATTGATATACCTTATGAATTGTTTGATGGTAGCACTAGCACATTAAGAACTAACATGAACAATCAAATTTTTGATATCATGAACACACCATCAACTGAAGATACCTCAATTTATTATTACGGAGCGATTTCAGGAGATACTTATGAGGCATTTGCACCAATATTCACTGCGGAAACTAACGTAATGGGTGTTGAGTCGATTGATGAATCACTTATTAATTACGCAGCACCACAAAACGACCCTTGGTACTACGCATTATTTGATAACTTAGGTAACGCTGCTTACACAGGTTATTCATTCTGGTCAATTGTTACAGGTTTAACTATGACGCCAGTAACAACTACAACAACAGTAGCACCTGTTACTACAACAACAACTACTGACCCTTGTGTAACACCTGGTCCAACTACTACTACAACTACAACAACAGTTGCACCCGTTAATTGTTATACAGGTACTTTGATTGGTAGAATTTATGTTTATTCAGGAACTGCATATACCGACTACGATGACGTAGTGATTGCGACACTTCGTTCAAGAGGTTTAGCGACTTACGGTCTTGATAATGGTGCGGTTTATGAGGTATCAGGTTTAACTGATGTTACTATGGACTGTACAGGTCAATACTCAGGTGTGACTAAAAACCCATTTTCAACATTCGGATTAAATGTAACAAACAAAAATGGTAAACAATTCTTCTTTGAAACATCATTCCAAAATTCAGACACACAATATCTACCTAAAGTGTTTGGTTCATCTAACTTCGCAAAACCAAGAACAGTTGTTCCGTTATTTGTTGAGGAAAGATTCCAAGCAATGTTAAACTATGGTTGGAGAAAAGGTTATGTTAGAGGTTTAAGTTGTGACTTAACCGCTTTACCTGACGCAAGACAAGGTAGCGACCCAACATCAATTGCATTCTACTTAGAACAATATCAGTCACCTGAAACCCCTTGGATTGTTTCTGAATTACGTGGTAATAAAGTTTACAACTTATTCAAGTTCAGATTAATATCTGATGGTGACGCGGCTAACACGTTAGTTAAAATTTCAATGGCTAACATGTCATTTAACAATGGTACATTCGATATCTTAGTTCGTGACTTCTTTGACACTGATGCGAACCCTGTTGTTTTAGAGAAATTCACAAACTGTACTATGAACCCGATGGAAAATTCATTCATCGCACAAAAAATTGGTACTGTTGATGGTGAGTACTTATTGAACTCTAAATACATTATGGTTGAGATGAACGAAGACGCTCCGATTGACGCATTACCTTGTGGTTTTGATGGATTCAATTTCAGAGAGTATGCAGGTGTTAAACCTCCGTTCCCAATCATTAAAAATAAATACGACTTCCCTGGTGAAGTTGTTTATAACCCACCATTCGGTTTAGCTTCAGGTGCTGACGATGTTACTAGAAGTAACGGTGATAATGTACGTAGAACTTACTTAGGTATTTCTGACACTATCGGTATTGATGTTGATTACTACTCTTATAAAGGTAAACAATTACCATTAGATATTTGTACAGATACTACAGGTGAACCTTGGAATTGGAGAAGTAAAGGTTTCCACATGGACATCAACGCAAGTGCTATTACAATCCCTGATGTGTTTGTAACAAGTGGTACACCGGCATTCGTTTGTGGTGATGCACCATTCACTCAAGACCCTGAAGACGCGGTTAATCCATACTACAGAATTTACGCTCGTAAGTTCTCAGTATTAGCACAAGGTGGTTTTGACGGATGGG